CCAATGAAGACACATATCCGATCATCGTCCATGGTCTCCGGCTTGAATTTCCGCAACTGAATATTCATTCTACTTTAGTGTCTCGTTTTATTTAGCAAAATTTTACTCACAAATAATAGGAATGTCGGGTCGTTTGACGCTCGCAACCACTGGTATCCAGGACAGATGGCTGACCGAAGAACCACAGTATTCACACTTTCTTTCTAGATTTAGAAGACACACAAAGTTTTCCTTCGAGCAAATCGAAGTTCCGTTTCAGCGTTTCGAAGAATACGGAAACGAAACGACTGCTCGCATACCAAACAACGCCGGTGACCTGTTGAAAGGTGTCACCATAAATGTGGACCTTCCACCACCCTCGCCACTCACCGGACAAGGGGACACATACGTGATTGCGACCGGTTCCACGAACGGTACTCTATATGTGGACTCCGTGGAAACGAGTGAGCTCCCCGTGTATCAAGGCGTGGAATACGTGTTTAACAGCACAGAAGATATGAATATTTCGGGTGTGAGTGTGAACGATTACACGAAAGAAAATTTGGGTGGCGGAAACTATAGAATCACACTCAATATAGAAATAAATATCATAGGAACATACGATGAAGTTAAAATAGAATCTGTGAGTGATCAAAACAAGTATTTAACCTTAAAAGTCAAACAAATTCGTTGGAACACGTCTACGCCCACGAAGATGATTAAGTACGCCGATCTCGTCATAGGTGGTCAGACGATTCAGCGCATCACCGGAGAGTACATATACATGTATAACCAACTACACTACACACAAAATGATGCAGACTTTACCCTCGTGGCGACGACCCTTCATAACAGTTATCCGATCATTAACGATGCGACGTACCCACAATACACGAACTTCCAAAAGTATAAGATACAATTACCGTTTTACTTTCACCGACACCCCAGCCTCTCCATACCCATATGCGGTCTCAGAAGTCAACTCGTGGAAGTCAAGGTCAAGTACAGACCGGTTAATGAACTCACGGTCGAGTACGATTTGAGTACGTCCGGGTATTCCACCACGTCAATCGAGTGTGACGTGCAATTGAGAAACATGAGTCTGTTTACAGATTTCGTGTATCTCACAGAAGATGAAAAGAGTTTCATACTCACGAGACCCATCGAATACGTGATCACGCAGACGCAAGTCGCAGAAATACGCATGGACCCAGGTGTTTCTAAGCGGTCTGTGATGATAAATTTCAAACATCCAGTCAAGGAACTATTCTTCATCGCCACGAACGATATCACAGCGGCACACGTACCCATAAAACACGTGAATCTCAAGTTCAATAACAACACAGTGATAGACGCAGATAACCTTCAACTCTCCGCCGAACAACCCCTCAGACACCACACGAACGCCATAAACGAAAACTACGAGTTCGGTGTGTACAGTTTCTCGCTGAAACCGGAAGTGTACTACCCCACGGGTCAAGTAAACATGAGTCGTGTCATACACAAACTCCTCGAAGTTGAATTAGACAGCCCGAATTCGCTCCATGACCATACACTTCGCGTGTATGCATCGAATTATAACGTGCTCAGAGTGAACGGGGGTATAGCTGGTTTAAAATTTTAGAGTCTAATATTAGTAATGGCCGGTAGAGTTCAATTAGAGGCCGTGGGTCCACAGGACAAACTGTTCACAGATGACCCAGAATACACATATTTCATAAAAAATTTTAAAAAGCATGGAAACTACTCGAAGTTTTACACAGATTTGGATTTTGATGGACGCATAGAGTTTGGTGAAGAAGTGCGATGTACCATCCCACAAAATCAAGGGGATCTCTTGAAAGGTGTGAGTGTTAAAGTCACACTCAATCCTTTGGACCAAAACTTAGTGAGTGGATACGATCACATCACGTACTGCGAATCCATAGCACAAGCCATGATAGAGTACGCGGATATATACATAGGCGGGTCTCTCATCCAACGCGTACCATCCGATATGTTAGCCATACACTCCGAATTATACATCACGCAGTCTAAACAGAGATCACTTTCAAAGCTCATTGGTAAACCATTCCGTATATTCTCTGTTTTTGACGACTATTACAAACAAATCAGGGAAAACTTACTCGCGGAATCAAAGGTCGAGACGTCTTACAGAGTCGATATCCCATTCTATTTTCACGAATACCCAGAACTCGCCGTACCCCTGTATGCCATCACGAAGCAAGAAATCGAAATAGTTATAAAACTACGAAAAGCAGAGGAGTGTATATTTGCCGTGAATGATCACACCAACAACGATACCAGTGAAAGTTACTACATTGGCCAAAATCCAACTGGTCTCATAAAATCAATGAACCCCGTGTTAGAAATGGTAAGTCTCGACAAAAAAATTAAAAAGTTTCCTAAACGCCTGGAATATACGATAACACAGACACAACAAAACACGATAGATTTGAATAATGCCGATGGTAGATACAACGAAGTACTCGAGTGTAACGAACATGAAGTCCGTTTGGAATTTAAAAACTCCGTGAAAGAATTATTTTTCATAGTGCAAGACAAATTAGATAACAACCCGGCAGTGGAAAACGATTTCGCGACACCTTTCCAATATTCTTCCATCAACAACTTCGACAATCACGTGTTTTTCACAAACAGCGAACAAGTCAAATACATTGGAATGACTTTAGATGGAGCAGAAGTCCTTAATGACGTCACGGGTAATTTGGTACACATAAGAGCCATTCAACCGGGTAAACATCACTCGAGAACACCCATTTATCGCCGTTTTTACATGTATAATTTCGGGTTAGAGCCAGAACGTTGGTACCCCACGGGTCAATTGAACTTCTCTAACATAAAGAATCAATTGTTGAAAATCGGACTTTTCGACTACCCAACTAATTACGATAAACAACTTAGAGTGTACGCGCAAAGTTATAACATACTCCGTGTGGAGAACGGAACTGCGAAGCTTTTATTTGAAACATAATGAAGACAGGTTTTGATCTCACAGGCGACGCGAGTGCTCAGAACGAGCAACTCGCCAAAACAATGATTGATATCATCACTCCAGTGATTGAAAAAGGTATGATGCTCGCGGCGGAATACGCCAAGGCGTGTGGAAGAAATGCCGTACTCATGCAAGACGTGGAATACGCCATGAAATATTGCGCCATGCATGAGGTAGGAAAGCACATAGGTTCGTATTTACCAGAGGTTTACGAAGACGACGGAGGTGAGGACGATGACATGGAGATCATCGAAGAAGGTGAAGTGGAATTCACACGATATACAGGAGATGATCCGAAATTTAAGGCTATGAATGAAGCGAAGGATTCGTGGGACACGTGGGTTCCATCCAATCCGTCGGAACAACTTATAAAAAATGCTATAGATAGTAATGGACAATGACCCCGAAGGATGGACGGATGTAGAGTATAAGGAGTTCAAAGCAGACGACGCGGATTCAGATTCCGACTCAGAATCTGAGTCCGAGTCGGAATCTGACAAGCCAAAGATGAAAGGATACCAGAAGAAGGAATATAAGAAGATACTTTTTGTAGAGGAGTTACTCCCAGAATAAATTTTCTATGGCTAATATATAAAATGTCTACCGCTGCTGAAACCGTTACTCTCGTCAGCCAAGAGCTCGAATCGCAATCCTTGAACGCCGTCGCCGCTGGCTTCTCCTTCGCCGCGGCCCTTTCTTGGATGGACCTTGTTCGATGGATCGTCAACCAAGTCATCAGCGTCAAGAAGAACGGTGGCATGAACTACACGCTCACCGCCCTCTTCACGACCTTGTTGTCGATCCTCGTCTACTTGGGCTTGTCTCGTGTTTCCACTCGCGTCCAAAAGCCAACGCAACCACTCTACGCGGTTACCCGCTAAGTTTTCTTTTTGGTCACGAGCAACAGGACAACACCGACAAAAACTATCAAAAATATGGATACGAAAGCATCCCATCTACGCACATCCTCAAACTCCGGGATGTGCACAGGTGGTGGAAGGGCAAAATCCTTCTCAACTTTAGGCACATTTTCCAATTTATCAGTAGAACACGTCAAATTTAATTTAAGTATGTGATTTGCGTTTCTAAAATCGTATGGTATCAAACGACCGTTACTACTGTAATAGAACTGCACGCGTATACTTGAAATAGTCTGTTGCACACCGGAATCAAAGTTATGTTCTATGGCGTCTTCACTTCCAGAGTAGTTTATGACGTCCCCACACACGAGTATCTTACCCGTATAAAAGGGTGTATCTGAATACACGGTCTTGTTAAACTCGTCTGATCCACTACTGAGTTTCAGTACAAACGCGTCTACACCTTGTAGGTTAATGCTCCCCGTCTTGAGTGTGTTAGATTCAGAATGTACGTTGTTGGATGGAAGGCCAAGCACATCGTGCGGTGTAGTGTATGTATTCGAAGACGTGTATCCGTGTATACCTCCATAGAATGCAAATGTAAAATCACTCGCCGCCGTG